ACGCCTGAGCTCTGGAGTGAGTCCCCGATTGAGCGTATGAGTTTGTCTAGGTCTGGCATGGTGTTTGGGTATTGCCTGCTAACACTTTTAGGTCTAGGCATATGGAAAACCAGCTTGAGGTCAATCGGTCCGAGTAGTGGCACATCGTATTCCATAGCTGCAACTCGACATGCCATTGCGACAGTCTCTCTCCAGCCAGGCAACTTTTTAGAACTCTCAAACATGATCGCTCTACCGTTGCGAACTACTGCGGTCTTACTGCCCTGCGGAGCTGGTTCACCATAAACCCTGATTTTCATTTTAGAACGGTGCTACCTGAGTGAATTCGGTTTCTGCCTTAGGTGCCTGTGGTGCAGCTTTAGTGTCCACCTTGTAAGTCACATTGTTTAGTGAGTGTTCGACAACTTGGTATGTCTGACCGTCTTTCTCAAATGTGCCTGCCTTTGTGCCTAAGTCTCCAACAAATGAAACGACATCATCTTTGCCAATTTCACTTGGAGCATCTAGCCACATAGTCCATTGACGCTTTTTTGTAATTTGTTCTCCCTTGACAGTTATCTGAAAAGTTTCCCAACCTTTGATAACTCTGCCTCTGTAGTCTCCGTTCTCAGCTACGCCTGAAACAGTGATCTGGACCTGAACTCTTGCCATGTTATCCACAGCCTCTCTCTTAATAATTTCTTTTGTTTTTATATTGTTTTTTATATTGTTTATTAAGTGACATTAGCGTCACCTATTGCTACCTTAGATGTCACCTATTACTACCCTAGATGTCACCTATTGCTACCCTGCATGTCATGTGTGTCGGAGTTATCCACAACCCTGAACTTAGGCACATAATCATCAAATCTTCTATGCCAAATGTCTCCAGCACAGTCCTCTGGACAATGGATATTTATCCAGTAGCGATTTGTTTTTGGACCTCCATAACTTCTGCCGTTATGACGATCTATATCCAGCTCGCCAGACTCCTCCAACACTGCAAGTGCTCGAATAACCTGACGCTCTGAAACTCCAGCATAATTTGCTAGACGACTAATAGACGGATAAGCTCCTCCGCCAGTTTCCTCCTCATGCCAGGCAATACCAATTAAAACTAACTTGGCGGTCCCTGCATGGTGTGAGTGATGCAAAACACTTGCGACACTAGCTGCACTCATTTGACTCTCTCTCTCAATGTTGTAATGCTAATCGTATGGCACAGTTGGTCGTGCCTTGAGCGGTCTTTAGATCGCAGTCCCCTGGCGGTTCCTCTCACTGTCGGGGGACATTTCATTTCTTTAGACCCTTAGCCAGTTCCTCGATTTGTTGCAGAGTTTCTGGAGTTACTCCTCTAGTAGCCTTAGCACGCTTGTAAACGCCTCGTAGAGCCTCGATGTCTCCCTTTTCGAACTCTAGGTGTGCCGTTGCTAAAAAGTTCTCTGTCTCGGTCACAGCGGGTTTTTGAGGGATTTCATTTCTTGAGGCAATTCTCTTTGTGTCAGATGCTAAAACAGCTACGATTGCTCGTCCCCATGCGGATGTCTCTGCATTGCTGGTCTCGGAGTCTCTTGTAAAATTGCTCTTACCTGGCACTGGCTCCCACGCTGTCCCATGACCTGGTCTAATGTCATCTGGAGTGCGGTATGCAGCTGCAGTGTAGACAACCCATGATTTACCCGCAAAGTCAATGAACTGCAAAGATACTTGCTGTAGTGATCCATTAGGGTAAAGGTCTTTAAATTTTCTAATTCTCTCAGCTACATCAACATAATCATCCATAAAACCCATTTTGTTATCCTCTCTTAAAAACAATAAATGGCAGACCAGAGCCTCTAGCCTGTAATGATAAGACTTTATCGCCTTGATAGAGCCCTACTTTTACACCGTCCATGAGGTGCAAAACTTTAGACTTTAGCAGTGTAAACGCCTGCTCTGTCTCCTCTGCTATTTCTTTTGCTCGCATCAACTGTGGGTAAAGTTCTCCTAGTTCGATGTCACCGTCATGGATGTGCTCACTTAGAGTGCGGACAGTTTCATAGGTCGAATTGCTACCGTCCCAGTCTGGAGCCTCTTGCATAGAAATGCACATCAAAAAGTCATAGGCTTTATCGACAAGCTCGAGAGCATAATCTTGGTCATACTCAATTTCATGCTCGACCATTTCGCCATTAGCCACAGCTACGAGGATGCCTTTTTCTAAACCTAAAACATGCATATACCACATCACCTGGTCTTTGTAGTGAGGAGGTAACTCGTTCATTGGATTTCTAGAGAACTTGATTTCTAAAATACCTAGTGAGCCGTCAGCCCACTCAATGATCGCATCTGGGTTCGCTTTAAATCTAGGTTCGGAAACGCTAGCCCATGTCCCTGTGTTGTGAGCAGTTAGCCAGTCTGAGTTTTCTGAAACCCATAAGTCTTGTATAGGTTGCTCAAATACCGTGCCTAGTTTCATAGCCATAGAGGGAGCAGAGTCTCGAGGAAGTTCGCCTAAGTATTCATAGTATGCAGTGTATGCAGACCGCCAGGGATTGTGTCCCATAAGTGTGCCTACAAGAGAGCCTGCTACACCTTTACGAGCTTCATGCCACTCATCTGAGTCATGGTCAAAATAGCCTAGTAATTTAGCCCTGCCGAGTTTTTCTATTTGTTGGTCAATAGTCATGTCTCAACTATAGCGATACCCTACGACTTTTTCTTTTTTGCCTCACTAGATACAGACTCAATCGCCTTGTTGATTGCACTATCAAAGTCATCGTCTGGGACAGATGCCTTGCCTGCATAGGTAAACAGCAATGTAGCCAAAAGACCTAACACTGCTCCTACGGCTCCAAATGCAGCTGACTCCACTGCAGAGATGCCGAACACATTACCTGCTCCCATAAATGCGATGCCTGTTGCTACAGCAAATGCTACGATGCGGAGAGTTCTAGTGATCCAATACTTCATTATTTTTTTCCTATCTGTGGGAGCCATTGTAAAGGGTCCTCTACTGGAGATGTTGCCAGGTGCTCTGCCTTGCCACACATTAGGTGTAAGTGCGGTCCAGAGCTCTTGCCTGTGTTGCCTGATTTGCCAATTATGTCGCCTTGTTTTACTTTGTCTCCAACTTTGACCTCAGCCTTGTCTAAATGGCAATATGCAAAAATACGAATTTTCTCAGCGGTTGCATAGGTTCTCAATTCGACAACCCAACCTAAAATCTTAGACTCGTAAACGCCTACGATAGTTCCACGCCCTACAGCCTTGAGTGGAGTCCCACGCTTGACGGCATAATCTACGCCTCTGTGTGGACCTAGTCCAAGAGATTTGCGGAGCTCAGAGTGTGTGCCAAAAGTGTCCACAATAGTTGCTGGACTTAGAGGATGTATAAGGGTAGTCATTAGTCAGCTCTAACGATTTCTGGAGCAACCTCAACTAAGCCTCTGGCAAGAGTCATAACTTTGCCTGTAGATGTTTGAGTCAATTCACATGCCCAGACATAAGAGTTTTTTGTTAGCAGAGCAGTTTGAGCTGCAGTCAAAGAAAAAGACACAGAGTTGTCTGTGGTGTTCACAGTTGGGATGATGTCAATGTGTGCAGAGCTTTGAGGTGTCTCTCTGATTTGTAATTTAGCAGTCCAGCCAGTTAGTGAAAATGGAGCACCCACATTGTCTGTGGGATAAAAGACCGCTGGCTGAAATGGGTTTGGAAAAGTAGATCCAGCGTTGATTACTAAATCAAATCTACCCTCTGTAATGGTAAATGTTTCACTCATTGTCTGCGACTACTTCCTCAACTGGAGCAACTTCTGGAGTTGTGTGGTCGTGAGGCTCTCCCCAAGTAGTAGTTACTTTTGGAGCCAAAACTGGTTCTTTAGCCATTGTTCTTGTCCTTTACTAATTTATCAAAGGCTGTTTTTAGCCTTGTATATTCTCTATGTAAGTTTAGATACTTGTCCCGCCATTGGTCTAATTCTTGTTTTAGCGTGGCGAGTTCGTTTTTGAGTTCATTATTACTTGCCAACATCTCAGCTCGTAATCTCTCCTCCAGGCTAATGCTCTGAAATCTGCGGTTTGTTAGGTATTTAAAAAGACTAGAAACTCCAGTCCCTCCAACAACTCCACTGAGTATGTAAACCCATGTCTCAACACTCATTAGATGCCTCTCCACAGTCCAATGTTCATTTCCCAATGTTGTTGAGTAATTACATGGTTTATTCTGCTAATGAAAGTGACTACTTGCAACGCTGGTAATGGATCTTGAGAGAACTCAACTTGTAAAGTATCGCCAATCTCAAAGTTAGCAATAGTTCCCACTTTGCCGTCGTCTCTAATCGGTGGCACTACTACACCGTAAACCTGTTTTAATGTCGCAGCGTTTGCAATTCGAGAGGCTAAAGTCGCATAGGTGCTCGCACCAGCTGGATCAAGGTTTACTGCAAATTC